GATGTTATCAGGTTGTACCTCCCCTTGCCCCTCTTTATCTAAAGAGGGGAATATAGAAAAAAGGAAATCAAATGGCATTACCAAGAACATTAAAATTGATGAATGTGTTTAATAACGGGGTGAGCTTTCTCGGCGTTGCTGAAGAAGTGGAACTCCCGAAATTAACAATGAAAATCGAAGATTATCGAGCAGGTGGAATGATTGGTGAAGTGGGGATTAACCTTGGCTTAGAAAAGCTAGAGCTTACCCATAAATACGCTGGCATTGTGCCTGAATTATTTACTGGCTTTGCGTCTGAAACCATTGATAGCGAACTTATTCGCTTTGCTGGTGCATATCAGAAAGACGATACAGGCGATGTTGCTGCGGTTGAAGTGTTGATGCGTGGTCGTCATACGGAATTAGACGGTGGCAATAGCAAAGCAGGTGAGAAAACCGAAAGTAGTATTAAGTCGGCATTGACTTATTACAAGCTATCGGTGGACGGCAAAGAGATTGTTGAAATTGATTTGATTAACTCGGTGTTTAAAGTAGATGGCAAAGACCGTTATGCGAAACATCGTGCGGCAATTGGATTGTAACGACCATATCGGACGGGCACAGGACCCGTCCCTACCCAAATACTCTAAATGGAAAAACTTATGACAACTAAAACAATTACCCTAAAACAACCTATTATTCGTGGTGAAACGCAGATCAGTGAAATTCAACTGCGTAAGCCAAATGTGCCTGCGTTGAAAGGCTTAAAATTGCTAGATTTAATGCAGTCTGATGTGAATGCAATCAGTACGTTATTGCCACGCATTACGCAACCAATGCTGACTAAAGCCGATGTTGATCGTCTTGATGTAGTGGATTTTACTAAGCTCACTGGTGCTGTTTTTGATGTGATGGGTGTGAATGAAGAAGAGAGCGAAAGCGAAACTGATGAGGGAAAGTCAGACTAGTTCCTTCTTGTGTTGAAGATGCCATCGCTGACATCGCCACCGTTTTTCACTGGCAACCGAATGCTTTTGATGAGATGGATTTAGATGAGTTGATGCGATGGCGTGAGTTGGCTCGGCAACGAGCCGAAGTTAGTCAAGATGAATAGAGAGATTAAATGCTCCAAAATATCGCCCTAATGAGTTTGGGATTTTTTGTCTTTATGCGACAAACGATACCCTTTCAAGAAACAAGTCGAGATGTCTCGTGGAATCACCCAACAAATAATGTGGTGGGGAAATTACCACGCACGCAATTTACAGGCAAAGCTGGTGAAACCATTACCCTAAGTGGCACGTTAATGCCTGAAATTACAGGCGGTCGAATGAGTTTATTGGCGTTGGAAATGATGGCTGAAAAAGGCGTGCCATATCCGTTGATTGATGGTGCAACCTTTATGATTAAAGGTTGGTTTGTGATTGAGAGTATCAATGAACAATGCACCGAATTATTTGGCGATGGCACGCCCCGTAAAATAGATTTTTCAATGACGCTAAAACGCACTGATGATTCTATTTTGGGTGATATTATTGATGATGTGATGAGTTATTTGTAGTCGCCTGCTCTGCGAATTGCTTTAATGCTAGCGTTACCACTTGATTTTGCCCAATCCCCATTTCTTGACTTAACTGCTCTAAGAGTGAAATGGTATCAATATGTAGTTTAAGCGATTTCTGTTTAATGCCTCGTTTCGCATCACTTTTTGCGTTGATTTCTTGTCTTGTCATTGCCATTTGAATTACCTATTGATCTTTAAATTAAGTTTTTGTATAGTTGGAGCCGTCAGGGGAAGCTGCAACTTCCCCCTTCGGATTATCTTAGCTAATTACAGTTCCAGAGCAACTAGCTAAACAACAGATAATCAGGATAATGAAGAAAAGCGACTTTTTCATATCCTTACTCCTATTGTTAGCCCCACTTTCTACAAGGTGGGGTTTCTTGTCTCTAACCCCTTGCTAGATATGGTTATTGTAAGGGATCTTACATTAAATTGCAAGTGTTTTGTTATCTTTTTTTCCACATTTTCAACAAGTTATCTCTTTTTTCAGATGGTTTTAATATGGCGTTTATTTTTCTATTTGATGATGACTTATGTTTGAAAAACTGCTCCAAACTAACCACCGCAAGCCGAAGGTGCATTTAAGCGTTCGACCTGATCCGAAAAGTGAGAAAAAGGATATTACGACCTTACTCTCCCAGCGTTTGATGAGTTTAACTTTAACGGATAGTCGGGGCTTTGAAGCGGATCAGCTTGATTTAACCTTAGATGATGCAGACGGTTTGTTAGATTTGCCAAGTCGTGGGGCGATTCTGTCGCTAGCGTTTGGTTGGGCTGATGAGCCGTTGGTGTTTAAAGGGGAATATACGGTTGATGAGTTGGAACATTCGGGTGCACCTGATATTGTGACGATTCGGGCCCGATCTGCAGATATGCGTGGCACGTTAATGAACCGTTATGAACGTTCTTTTAATAATCAAACCATTGGGGCGATTGTGAAAAAGATTGCCGAAGAAAATCAGCTTAAGCCGTTGGTTGATAAGGTGTTCGAGAATTTTGTGGTTAAACATATTGACCAAACCAATGAAAGTTCAATTAACTTGCTTTCTCGCCTAGCGGAAGAACACGATGCGATAGCTACGGTTAAAAATGGCAATTTACTGTTTATTCAAGCAGGGCAAGGGAAAAGTGCCAGTGGCAAGCCATTGCCGACAATACGCATTACCCGACAAGATGGCGATAGCCACCGTTTTGCGATTGCAGAGGGCGATAATTATAAAGCCGTTAAAGCCTATTGGCACGATACCGACACAGGTAAGCGTGGTGAGGTGATTATTGATGAAAATAGTGACGTGAAAAAGGTCAATAAAAAGACTAAAAAAGGTAAGGTCAGCAAAAGTAAGAAAACGGTGGTAGTGCAGAATGAGCCTGTTGAAAGTGATGCCGATAATATCAAAACCCTACGCCATACTTATAAAACCGAACAATCTGCCTTGCGTGCTTGTCAGCGTGAGTTTGGTCGTTTACAACGTGGCGTTGCCAGTTTTTCACTGAATTTAGCGGTGGGTAATGCGGAGTTGATGCCTGAGTTGCCAATTGAAGTGAAAGGCTTTAAGCCACAAATTGACAGCTCCGAGTGGATTATTACGCAAGTAACACACTCAATCGGTGATGGTGGATTTACCACCGCGATTGAGTGTGAGTTGGGAACAGGGAGAGATGCCGAATAAAATCTGCACTATGCGGATTTGTTATGAAGATGTTTAATAAGCTGAGATACCGTAAGATGTAATTGCATTAAATTATATAATGAATAAACACCAATACAAAAATGAAGAAAAAACAGCGAATACTTTATAGGCTTATTTGGTGAAATTGCAATGATAATATCCGTAAATAATGCATTGCTCGCTACTAAAAATAGTGTGATAAAGAGCCATTTACTAAATAAAGCGTAGGTTGTGAATAATGATTTTTGCATAATCCCCTCCTAAATAAAACAGGGGCATTATACAAAAATTATTCGTGCTTATAGAGCCTTTTGAGCTTGTTTCTGTCCACATAGCCTATGATTTGCTTGTGATTTTCAAGTTGAAAAACGACTTTAACCCGTTTGGCATTTCCTTTGGGTTCGCTAAGCATACAAAGCTGAGTGCCATTCAATACAAAATCCACCGATTTTTTCCCTTTTGGATATTGATAAATCTCAATACCACTACGGTGATCTACTTCCACAAATTTAACCGCTTCTCTTTCTAATTCAGAAATAGCACCACAAATTTCAGAAATCGGATCATAAGTTAAATCTTTGTAGAATTCTTTTATGGCAGGATATGCAGGAATAAACCAATATAAAAAAGCAAAGATCAATACAATCAGTTTTTTAATTGATAGAATGCTTCATCACAAGAAACCATTTCTTTACAGTATTTTTTATCGCAGTCGTATTCGGTGGCTTGAGCTACTGTTGCGAATAGAAAACCGAGAGTAAGACAGTACAATATGGCTCTCATAAATATCCTTTACTCGTTTTCCCCCACAATTTCTAAAAATGTAGCTTCATCAATAATACACGCAGCTACTTTTTCCGCTTGGGCAAGTTTAGCTGGTCCAGCATTTGATCCATAAACCAAATAAGACAAGTTTTTAGTTACGCTTTTTTTCACCGAGAAACCATTTTCTGCAGCTAGAGTTTCTAGGCGTTCTCTATCTGCTTTCTTAAATCCAGTAAAACAAATTTCTTCATCAATACTATATTCATTGTCAAAATCATCTTCGTTGTCAAAATCAAAGTCAGATTTTTTATTGCGATATTTGATGACTTCATAAATGCTGTGATTAGCTAACCAATCTGTTTTGGTCAGGATTTCACCTGTTGAAAGATCAATAATTTCATCATCAATTCTTTCAACACGAAATGTCCGTATATCTTCCCTATCGTGGCAATAGGCTTCTAAGTATTCACTATCTAATTTTTTTACATCAACGGTGCGGTGGGTCAAATTACCTTCAAAGTCTGTGTACCAAAATTGAATAGTCTCTTTATTTGTATTATTTCGAGCTTTCTTTGAAGGCTTGGTTTGCTGAATAATCTGTGGAGAAGTCTCTAGCAACTCATTTGAATTTGCTTGCTCTTGCTTCTGTTTCTTTTTCTCTTCACGATCAGCCCAAAAACCTAAACCTATCAATACACTAGTCGCTACAACTGCCCATTCGCCACCAAAATAGGAACCGATTGCACCGACAAGAGCGATTAAAATAAAAAGACCTAAACAACCTGCAATCATAGTTTGTACCCTATTTCTTAATCCCAGCCACTTCAACTACATCTCGGTTAAAGACTTGTTGGTTATTGTTATTGCCATTCGCCACTTGATTTACGCCATTTCCTACGCCATTGAGCGAAGCATTAAGCAGTTGCAATTTTTGGGCGGAATCTAACCGCTTGTAGTTATCCAGTAGCAGTTGTTCCATTTCATCAAGGGCTGGCTTAGTTTCTTTGCCCAAAATAAGCCAATTCAAATCAACATCATATTCATCTGCAAAAGTAACAATCGCCTGTAAAGGCATTGAATTTCTACTTTTCCAACCTGAAAGGGTATTCTGTGCAATTCCAAAAATTTCTAATAAAAATTTATCTGTCTCTCTACTCGCACTCTCTTTCATTCGCTCAATAATTAAGCAACTATCATAATTTTTCATTAAAATCCCCATTTTAGATTGATATATCTCACAATGAGATATATAATTCACACACATTAAAGAGATTGAAGCAAAGAAAGCAAATCAATCAAATTTCCCAAATATACCACCAAGGAGCAAAAAAATGAACACATCAGCACGCAAAATCGTGAGCTTTCAAGAAGCTTTTGAAGTAAGCCGTCAATTACGTTGGAGAATGGAATACTTAGAAGAATGTGGTGCAAAAGGTGTGTGTTTTGCTCTTGAGATTGAAGAAGAATTAGCGGCAGCAAAAGCCTTATTAGCCCGTAAATTTAACGCTAAAGCAAAAGCGAATGCGTTGGATATTAAAATCCAAGCTCGTGTTGAACGTATCGAAGCGTTTATTGCTGAAACAAAAGAAACCATTCACTAAATCACAACGGGGCGTAAGCCCCATTTTATAGGAGAACAATATGGAAAAACAAACCAAAAACGAAGCGGAAGCCCAAGGAAATGTACGCTTTACGGGCAAAATTGCGGAAAAAATCAGACAACTTGCCGAAGACGATGATCGCTCTATTTCTTATGTAGTGAAACGTTTAGTCAGAGAACGTTTGGAGCAGATGGGGGAAGTATGAGTAATTTAGACAAAAGCCCTGAGCTTGCAGGGCTATGGGCAGGTATTAGTCAGCAAGATAAGCCAGAATTATCGGTGTTAATGTATCAAAGAGCGCATCTTGATATTCAGTTAAACCGTTTGAGAGTTGCTCTCGTTGCTCATCAAGAGCCTCAGCCCACTGCTCAAGTGCAGTTTTTTGGTTTGCCGTCAGTGTTGGCTGAAGTAATGCTAAAGCCTGCTCTATCTGTGTTGCAGAATGAGCTTCAACGGCAAGATTGTCGTTTAAATCCGCATCAACAAGAGCGTAATCAATACCCGATGTCGCTAGGATTTGTTGCTGAGAATTGGTATTTAGTCGTCGCAACGCTCGAAGCAAGCGATAGTTTGAAATCTGCGTTAAAGCCTCTTTGTTTAGGTGATTTTGGTTCATATTCATTCCTTAAAGCATTTTTGGGGCTTTAAGTATAACAGTAGGTCAATGACAAATGAATGGTAATGAAAAAAGCCCTGAGATTGCAGGGCAAGAGAAAAATGCTAACCACGAGGGGCAAGTTCGATTTCTGTTACCGCATACAATGGAGACGCTCTATATAGGCGGTAGATTTCACGATACATCTCGTGTGCTTGATGTGATTCTAGGGTTGCACGGACTTTCAGTAGATATGCTTCGAAATTGCGAAGGCTTTCTGAATTCAGCGGAATACCGTGAGAAGCAAGCATCAATAATGCGTTGCGTGAAAGATTTTCGTTCTGATTCGCTTGATGAGCGAAGAACAAAAGGCTACTTGCGAAGAGAACTTGACCAGCTACTTTGGGGGATAGATTCACTAGTAGATCGTCAAGCAAATTATGAAGCAGGGAATCATTCAAATTTGGATTTCTTTTCATAGTGTTTCCTTAAGTTGAGTAAGACAGAAGTTAAATTATAAATAAATAGGAGGCATTGGCAAAAAAACAACAATATCTAACCGCTTGTTAGGGGTAACAATGGTTAGTAAAAAACGTTAAGGCTGGGCTGTGAGCTGTGGGGACAGTGAGCAGAATGGTGGATAGATTTGGTAAAAGTAAAACATATGGCAAAGGGTAAAGATGAATGTAAATCTAAAATGTCTTAAATGCGCTACAAAGTTGAATGTGAGAACCTCTGACAACCCAACTTTGCAGACTTGTACCACTATTTTTAGATGCCATAACTGTGGCTGTTATGGAAAAGCCTATTCGGAAATTGTGGAGTTTTACGAGCCTGAATACCGAGAGGCTGAAGGTTGGCGACTAGCAACTAAGCCGTTAAATCAGCTAGATAGACAAACTGTTGATATGTTCGCACCTGAATATACACATTCATCTCAATTCAAATATTAATCTTTAAACGGTACAAAAAATAGCCTTTTTAATCAGGGCGGGTTTTTTGCACCCTAAAAATAGGAAATTGCACAATGAATAAACAATTTAGACGTAATCAACGTTGGCGTATGAACCGACAATTGAATAACCGCAGACGGGTGAATTTGTGGCTGTTGGAGAAGCGTGTGAGCTATTTGGAAGGTCGTGAAGAGGTGTTGGTGCTTGATTTGGAGAACACCCACGATTTGATGAAAGCCCTTGAAACAAAGGTGCAAGCGTTGATTGCGGAAAATCAGGCATTAAAAACGACACAACCTGTCGGGCTGTTGGCTCGTTTAGGTGCGTTTTTGTCGAGTAAGGGTAATCCGTAGGGTTCGGAGGGTGTATGAGTAAGATTGTTATTGAGGTGGGTAAATCGTTTCGTATGGCTGATGGTAGCAAAGCCACAATCTTTGCCGATTTGCGTCAGGTTATTGAAGGGGGCGATCACTTTGGTTTCCATTTTTTCGGCGGTTATGTCTTTGAGGGGCAATTTTATGAATGCCGTTGGAATGAGCAGGGGCAATCAGACAGAACAAACTATCGTGGCTTTTTAGAAGGTCCTTGGCAGGAATAATTGGGGGAGTTATGGCGTTGGATTGGTCGCAGTTACGCACTCAATGTTGGCAAAAGGTGGTTGATCGCTTTTTGCCAAGAGGTAAGCGTGATTGGTTTTTTCTGCGTGAGCGTTGGAATTTATACAGTGATGATATGCGTTCTATTGTGCTTGCAGTTGCAAGAATTGAGACACTTCAGCCTATTGAGCTGTATAGCAACACAGAAAAACGTGCGATTGCCACCGCTATTGCCCTAATCAATGCCTTTAGTGAGTCGGATAAGGCGTTAATTGCGAAAGAAAAACATAAATGGGAAAAGCTGTATCAGCCCGAAGAGTAGGAGTAAGAAATGAGTCAGTTACAACGTGCAGAGTTTTTTTATCAATTTTGGTTTAGCTGTTTTTGTCGTACTGGGTTGCCTTGTGCTTTTAAGCAGATGATGCGGTATTTCGACCGTATGGCTGAGCTAAAGGGGGTGTGATGATTTGTATTCGTCAGAGTGTTGAATTGTTACCCAATGATAACCGAGAGCAAGCCGTTAAGCGATTACTGTCGATATTAGAAACAGGCTTACTTTCTGAGCTTAGTCAGTTTGATGGCAATAATCCCAATCCGATCACCATAACATTGCGTATTAAACAAACCATTACACAGAAGGAAAATTAGATGAACCGTAAGATTATTTTTACCATCGATGGTGCTGAAACTTTTGAGATTGAAAAGAATGTCTATGGCTACCGTATTTTACAGGTAATTACGGAGCAGGAAGCGAGAGCGGTCAGTGGTTATTATGCTAATGCTGGGGAGTTGGTTGATGGCTTGGTTGAGTTAGCCATTTTTTCAGGTGATGATGCGGTGGCGTTAGCGGATATTGGCAATTCGCTTAAAGGTATTCGCACTTCATTGAGTGAGTATTTAGGTTGTTACGCTGAGATGTAAGCCGATGAGTGGTTGGGATTATGGCAAGCGTGCGGCTGAAGTGGATGCGGAGCGTTTGCAAAACTTTGAGCGTAACAGACCGCTTGCTCGCACGCCGATTAAGCCTGTATTAGATGACCCACGAGCCAATGCCACTCAGCTTGAGTTGTTTGAGCTGGTGGGGCGTGATACTTATGAGTATGTGGAGGGTTTGATCCGCTCTTTGCCGTCTTTGCGTCAGCGTGAGCATTTCCGCAAGATTTATTTGCGTGAGTATCGTTCGGTTGAAGATGACGGTTCGTTAGCCTTTTCTAGTGGGAATTTACCGAAACGCCACGCGAATACGTTTTTGCGTGAGCTGTTGGAAGATCGGCTAGGCAAGGTGTTCAAGCAATATCGCTTTGACCTTGAGTGGTTGAGTTTGACGATGGCTCAAAAATGGCAGTGGGCGTTAGACTTTTCTGAGCAGTTTCGGGGTGAGAGCATTGTGTTAGATGGCGATGCGTCAATGGCGTTTGAGAAAGCTGATGATGTTCGCCGTAAGTTGCCTTTCTATTTGATGAGTGAGTCGAAGTTAGCCGTTGTTGCTCATCATCTTTCTTTTATCTTTTCTAAAATTCAAGCCGATTTTTTCACAGAGCAAGCCTTAAATCAGACCGCAGATAAAACGTTGTCTTGCGGTGATGTTGATGCGTTGGTGGTGGTGTTGTATCGCCATTTGGGTTTGTTGTGTGAAGCGATTGGTTTGGAGTTTCATTATTGGAAAACCTTTAGCGAGCGTGATGGCGATGCGGATTTCCGCCCGAATATTAAGTCGATTGAGATTGCACTGAATAAGACTGTTTGCGATAAGTTTTGGTTGCGTGCGTTGCGTAAGGCTCAACGTCAGATGGTGGAACATTTGGCGATTGCTTGCGGTGAGGTGCGTAAGGGTGTTTCTCCGTATATTTCAGAGAAAAGTTTTTCTGAGTGGCGTTCGAAGATGAAGAAGAACTTTGATTTTCTGAAGTCGATGATTGTTGAGAATGTTGATGACCCTGATGAGCAGATTGAGCTTTTGACGATGTATCAGAAGTCGTCTGCTAATCCGTCTATTCGCCGTTTAGAGATGATGACTCGTTTGCGTGGCATTGAGGAGTGGGCGGAAGAAGCGGGGCATCAGGCGTTGTTTTTAACTTTGACGGCTCCGTCTTCGTTCCACGCTCAGTTAAGCAAGGGCGGTCAAAATCCGAATTGGTCGGGAGCAAGTCCGAAACAGACTCACGCTTATTTAAATAAGGTGTGGGCTCAATATCGGGCGTTGTTGGCTAAACGTAAAATCGGTTTTTACGGAATGCGTGTGGCTGAACCGCACCACGATGGCACGCCACACTGGCATTTGTTGATTTATGTTAAGAAAGAGTATGTTGATGAAGTCAGTGAGCTGTTTCGTGCTAAGGCGTTGGAAGTTGATGGCGATGAGAAAGGGGCGAAAAAGCATCGTTGCAAGATTGAGATTTGCGATAAGGCAAAAGGCTCGGCTACGGCTTACATTGCGAAATATATTGCGAAAAATATTGATGGTTTTTCGGAGTTTGGCGATATGTCGGACGAGGTGGAAGGCTTATCTATTAAAGATAATGCTCGTTATGTCAGTGCCTGGTCGAGATGGTGGGACATTCGTCAGTTCCAGTTTTTTGGAGTGAGTTCAATCGGTGTGTGGCGTGAGCTTCGCCGTTTGACTGCTGGGCAGTGTGGGGACGATCAGCTTGAGCTTTTACGCATTGGGGCTGATTTGGGCGATTACGCTTTTTATTTGGATAAACAAGGGGGCGGTGGAGCTGGTCGTTCGGTTCAACTCGCTAAATTACATTATGAAGATAGAGAGGAGAATAAATATGGTGAAGTAGGTAAGAAAGTTGTTGGGATTGCGAATGCGTTTAAACAGGCTGGGGAGTGGGTCAAAACAAGGCTCAAAAATTGGGTTATCAAAAAAGGCTCAGTGAAGTCTGTTTCTGAGCAGGAGGCAATCAATTCTAATACGGAGCGTAGCTCCGCTTGGACTTGTGTCAGTAACTGTAACCCTAGTGATAGCAAGGGTTCAGGGGCTGATACAGTAGAAATTGTTGATAATTTCATCACGCAAAATGCTCATCAATTGCAACGGTTAAAAATGGCTCTTGGTTGGCGTGGAATTGATGAAAAAACGTTCTCAAAAACGCATTTTTTCACTCTTCTGAAAGGCGGTTCGGTGAAGTTATTCGGCAGTGATTACGTTTCCTTTGATGGAAATGAGGTGCAGATTTGCCGTAAGGGTGGGTTTGAGCTAGGTAAATTTAATAAATTGGAGAAATGTTATGGACTTTAGCTATAACGAAAATGAGGCTCTACAAGGTGGAGCAAGCGGTTATATTACTCAGACAGGTGCTTATGTGGTTAAGATCACAATGGCAAAATGGACGGTCTCACAGTCAGGTGCGGAAGCATTGGAGCTTTCTATTGAAACTGAAAATAGTGAGAAGCTAGATTACCTTTCTATTTATTACAGGGGTAAAGATGGCAATGTTATTGATTTTGGGCGAAATATGATCCAGTCGCTGATGGGATGTACTGGAGTGAAAAAACTTAGTCGTCAGCCTACTGAGAATGCGTTGATTGCACCTGAATTGATCGGTAAGAGTGTTGGGTTGTGTTTACAAAAACATCTTTATACAAAGCAAGATGGTAGTGATGGTTTTTATTTCAAGATTATTCAAGTTTATTCTGCAAAGTCAGGGCTAACATTATCTGAACACAAAAATAATGAACCAGCCAAGCGTGTTGCTTACTTGATTAGTACAATGAAAGATAAAGATGAGCGAGAAAAACCTAAGAGAACAAAGCAGTCAAAACCGAAGAATGAGACTAACCAAGCCAATGAAGCCACTGCTCAGCTATATGGTAAATATGATTTCGATGATGATGTGCCGTTTTGATATGTAAGGGGTAAATATGAGTAATATCAATCAAACCATCACCCAGCGGGGCAAGCAATACGGTAGCTTTGATGATGTGGCTTTAATGAGTCAGCAACTCAAGGGGATTTTGCACAATACGAATACTCAGCTTTCTGCTGTTCAGCAGGAGGCGGTGGAGATGATTTGTGTGAAACTGGCTCGTATTTGTGCTGGGGTTGATCCGAGTTATGCGGATAATTGGCGAGACATTGCAGGTTATGCGGTGTTAGGTGGGAAATTGGAAAATTAGGGGGATGTATGGAAAAGGTGGAACAAGTGGCTGAAATTGAGAAAAATGTTGCAAATATGCCTGAGCCTGATATTGAGTTTATTAGGTTAGGTGAAGTGGTTAAATTGTTTGGGGTAAGTCGTGCGACATTTGACCGTTGGCAACGGCCCGATTCGGAGTATTATATTCCTGATTTTCCGAAAAAAATCAAAATGGGGAATTTATCGTTTTATGTTCGGTCGGAAATTCGGGCATATATGCAGAAAATGATTGATGAAAGTTAAAAGAAAGGCTGGGAGTTTTACCCAGCCTTTTTGTTATTGTGATTTCCAACCGCATTTTTCGATGAAATTACCCCAGTAATTCATTATTGGTATTCGCTCTGGTAGGTAATTGTGGCGATTATAGACTTTTCTCACTCGGTTACCTTTGATGGTATGGGCTAACACGGCTTCAATAGCATCAGGGTCAAAACCTTGGCTATTAAGGTGGGTGCTGATTAAGGCTCGCATACCGTGTGAGGTAAAGATGCCTTTGTAGCCGTTAGATTTCATTGCTCTGTTCACTGTTTCGCTACACATTGGTCGGCTACCACCTTTGAAATGAGGGAATACATAATTTGAGCGACGGCTGAAAGCTCGCATTTGTTGTAAAATGTTTATCGCTTGGGGCGAGAGTGGTACGATATGATCACGTTTTTTGTAGCGTGAGCCTTTCATTTTTTCTTTTGGTATGTGCCATAGGCGATTTTCCCAGTCAATTTCCGACCATTCTGCAGATACGGCTTCGGCTGGGCGAACGCCTGTGAGGAGATTCCAAAAAATCAGATGGCGAGTCTGTGGCTTGATATTTGCTGTTTGCATCCGATAGATGAACTCTGGCAGTTGTTCGTCACTGATAGTTGGGTTGTTATCCGCTGGCTTATAATGAAAGGCTTTTTTGGCTTTATGGCAATTATGCATTTCAATTAGGCCCGAGTTTTCGGCGTGATCCATTATTCCTTCAATAGTGCGTAATACTTTCTCGATGACGGAGGTTTGCTGTTTGCGATAGACTTTTTGCAGTGTATCCACCAGTAATTTTGAGTTGATTCGTTCAAGAGGTAGGTTCGCCAAGGTTGGGAAGATGTGGTTTTCTAGCCGTCGCCAATCTTGTTTCATCGTTTTTTCTGTAACCTGTGTGGTTTTGAATGCCTTCCATTTTAGGGCTGCGTTGTAAAAGGTGCGTTCTATGTTGTCGCTAATGCGTTGTTGGATTCCCAGTAGGTATTCTTTTGGGTCGATTTTTTCAATTAGCAACTGTTTGTATTCCGCTCGTTTTTCCCTTGCTTGTTTGAGAGACATTGTAGGGTAATGTCCTAGCGTGATTGATGTGCGTTTTTTGGTGATGGGCTTGTCGTAAATAAGTCGCCAGGTTTTTGAGTTAGGCGTGATGTCTAATACAAGCCCTTCGCCGTCTCTGAGTCTGCCGTTTTTTGCATTTTTTATGTCTAGGTTTGATAGCGGTTTGATGATAATAGCCAT